TATGTTAGCTGTTTCATTATGTGGTTGTTCTAATATAGTAGGTATTGACGAAGTAATAAAATCGCCAGATACAAAGTTAATTGACTTTGAAGTTGTAGATAATAATTACTGGGGAGCAATATTGGTTGATAAAAACACTAACGTTATGTATTATTGGATAACTTCAAATGCTGGTGGAATTACTCCCATATTAAACAGTGATGGAACACCTAAACTTTTTGAAGAAAAGTAGAGCAAACGTGAATTTTACAAACAAATAATATAAAACCTATAGAAAGGAGCTGGATTATTATGGAGTATGTGATAACGAATGGGAAACAATATATTACTTCTAAGAGTGGAATAAAAGCTATTGATAGCATCAATAAAGCTCAGAAATTTGAATTAGAAAAAGCAAACAATGTACTAAAATCTATTCCTAAGACATTGAGGATGAGTGAATGGAAAGTCGTACCTTATAATGAAGTAGTATCAAAAAATAAAAACAACACACATGAATCAGAAGCATCATTAGAGAAATACACTGGCCTTACAGATAATATTTTAGATAGAATGATGGACTGGGAAAACTACATAAAGCAGTTACAAGAGTACAGTGAAACCCTGAATTTTCAATTGTCTAATGCCGACTTAGAAATTAGTGATATAGAACATGTTATGGAGAATTATGATTTCGACATGTTTAAAGGTTGGAAATTATACAAAATGCTTCAGGATGCCAGGAGAAGGCGTAGGAAAGTTAAAGACGAGAGAATGAAGATAGATTATATCCTGAAAAGTAATTTTGTTGACTGTACAAGTAGCTCAATAAGTAACTACATAAAAGGTTTGGACAACCGGACATATACACCTAGAATATTAAAAGATTTGTTGGAGATATAGTGGAGGTGAAAATAATGTTTTGTAAAGAATGTGGCTCATTAATGAATGAAGTTTTAAGTTTTTCGGCTAATAAAAGGACGAGATATAACACATGTATGAAATGTCGTAATGAAACACCAAAAAATAAACTAACAGATAAAGAAATAGATGAAAGATTCGGAAGGGATGATACTACATATGTCAAGAAAATTAGCAAGTATTAAAAATGTAAATGAAATGATGCCGATTGAGGGTAGAGATAAAATTGCTTTGGCCATGGTTGATGGTTGGCAAGTAATTGTTAACAAGGATCAGATAAGTATTGGAGATAATGTTGTATACTGTGAAATTGATTCTGTAATGCCAGAAACAGATAAGTTTGAGTTTTTAAGAAGTAAGAAATTTCGTATTAAAACTATGAAAATGGCTGGTGTTATTAGCCAGGGAATTTGCTTTCCTTTGAGCATTTTACCAGAAGGTGATTATGAACTGAATCAAGATGTAACCGAAGTTTTAGGGATTAAACAATATGAAGAGACAATGGATACAGAAAGAATTTTATCTGTAGATGTTACCACTAAAAAGAAGTATCCAAAGTTTTTGATGAAATTCTCTTGGTTTAGAAAACTAGTATTACCAAAGAAACAATTAAAGGGGTTTCCTGATTTTATTAGCAAGACGGACGAAACTAGAATACAGAATGCTCCATTCTATTTGAATAATAAGAATGAATGGGTTGCAACTGAGAAAGTAGATGGTCAATCAGGAACATTCTTTTTGAAAAAAGAAAAAGGTAAAGGGTTATTTAAAAAGAATACATATGATTTTGGTGTTTGCTCAAGAAATCTTAGAATTTGGAATGAAGATAGTTCTTCATATTGGACAGTAGCAAAGAGATATAGCATTAAGAAAGTACTACAAGACAATATAGGTGACAATGATTACATAGCAATTCAGGGAGAATGCATTGCTGCCAACGTACAAGGAAACAAATATAAGGTTACTGAACCGGATTTATATGTATTTAATGTGTTGACTCAAGATGGAAGAATGGACTCTGTAGAAGCCAAAAAGTGGGCTGAGAGTAACGGGTTAAAATTTGTTCCAATTATTAATGAGCATTATATATTACCTGATAGTGTGAAAGAAGTAATTGAATATGCTCATGGAACAAGTAAATTATACGACACATTAAGAGAAGGAATTGTATTCAGAAGTAAAGATGGTAAACAGAGTTTTAAGGCGGTAGATCCATTATTTTTACTTAAATATGACGAATAAGAAAGATAAAATCAGAGCTTTAGTTATAATACAAATAATATAAAACAATAAAATATATAATGAAAGGATGACGAATTTAATGAATAATGAATTAAAAGTAACAGGCAGCAAAGAATTTATGGGAATACAAATCCCAGTAATTGAGGGAGGATTTGGTGAGGGTAAAAGAATTGTAACTGCTAAAACTGTATCAGAAATTCATGGAACACGATTAGCAGATGTAAATGCTACAATTAAGAGAATGATTGATAAGTCTAGATTAAAAACATCCGTAGATTATATTGATTGTCTAAGTGAAACAGTTTCACTTAGGAATTTCGCAAAAGAGTTGGGCTTAATAGGAAGTAATAGGACACAAAATGTTTTTGTTCTTTCTGAAAGAGGCTATACAAAACTTATTAAAGCAATGGATGATGATACATCGTGGGATGTAATGGATCAGTTTATCGATGAATACTTCACTATGCGCCAGGTGATTCAAGAAGTTCTTACCGAAAAGGATATGGCAATTCTTGCTATTGTAAATGCAAAGTCGGATATTGAAAGGGCTTTAGCAATTTGTAATTTAGAAAATACTGTTTCACAACCACTTATTGAAACAATTAATAAACAGAAGCCAAGTGTAGTATTAGCAGAATTAAGAATTGATAAGAAGGGGTGCTACAGTATTACAGATGTAACTAAATCTTTAGAGTTAAAAAGAGGACAAATTACAAAGTGGGCAAAAGCAAGAAACTACATACATAAAAAGTTACAAGAAGTAAATATCGCTGGTGATAAATTTTTTAAGATTTATTCAATGGATGGAGTACATAATTGTATTGGAATCAAAGAAGAGGGGTTACAGGAAATTAATAATAAGTTAGAAGAAGTCAGAGCCTATTAAGAGAAAATGAAATGAAATGAAATGAAAGAGGCATTTTGTTTGGAAAAGGAGAAAATTATGATTAGAAAGTTTTGTGATATTTGTGGTAAGGAAGAAGAATTTAAAGTTCCTTTGGTTAAAACACAAGTTTATACTGAATGTACCCCAGATGGTAGAGGTAATAAGAGAGTAGAAATGGACATTTGCGATATGTGTAATCACACTATCTTACAGGCGGGATTACCAGAGAAGATTGTATCAGAGGTAAATACATATAAGTCTATTACAAAATCAGAAGAAGTAAATATTCCAGATAATGATAGTTGTATTGAATATGATACTCAGGAGTATGGAATTGGATATGCAATTTTAAAATGGTGCAACGTACATAATAAATATTTTAATACAAAAATATTAGATTCATGCATTAAAGAATATGAAGTAAAGACACTTGCATCGGGTGAAACTTTCGGTGAAACCGTGTTGAGACTTTATAAGAAAATGTTAAATTTACATCAATACAGAGGACTAACATTTAAGGGGGTTGAGTTATTAACCAAATAGAAATTTTACACAGAAGGGAGATTAAGAATGTATTATTTGAGATTGAAAAATGAAAAAGGAGATAGGGCTGTCTATAAACATCATGACTTCTCACGTTTTTATAGAGGACAATTTAACGGTATTGATGGAAAATATCAAGGGATGAAGGTATATACTTGCAAGACATTGAAAAGAATTTATGAATTACGAGAAGATACCTTTAACTATTCTGGTGAATATTTTGATATCTATAATGAAAACGGAAAGTGTGAATACGACAATTAAACAGAAGTGATATTTTATAGTAAAGAGAAGTTAAAATGCGTGTAATGAAGCTTAAAATTGGTAAATTGAAAAGTTAATCTACTTAAATAAAAGAAGGGAAGTATAATATGAAAAAATATTCAGATGTAACTTTACTAATGGATGGCGGCAAGTTGCCTTTTACGATTAGTTGGTTTAAGAAAAAAGGTAAATCTGAGACAGAAAAGAAAGCGTATTTATTAGGGATAGAAAATGCTTTCTCAATATTTAATCAGTTGATGACAGAGGGAATAAATAAAGAGAGTATCATGTTTTATAATTCTGATGTAGAAGTTGAAACTGAATTTACTTTATATGGTTTATTAGATTGGTTAGAAAAGAAATAAATTGCATATAAAACAAGTCTTTTATCAACTTGTTAGATGAATATTAATATAAAGGGAATGTTTATTTAAGGTTATTATAAGTCGCCAGACAAATAGAAAATAGAAAGATAATGAGGTAGAAAGATGATATTAAAATATAAAATGAAGAATGGTGCTTGGAGATTTATAACATTAAATGATTTTACTGTGGCAAAAATAGACATTACAGATACATATAACAAACATATAGATGAAGAAACTGGAAAAGTTGAATTAGTATATTGTGGTGGTAAAGATACATCTAGAGAAATAATAGACTTATTTTATAGTGCATCATTTTATAAATTAAATGACTCTAATAAATATGAAATATTCAACGACAATATTATTAATAAATATATGAATTATATTGTTATAAGCTATAATGAAAAATTTGATTTGATCCTATATGATGAAGCTTATCTTATGTCTGATGAAGGCAAAACGATTGAAAAGCTAATGTAACTAATAATTAAGCTTGGCGACTTTATACAAATAATATAAAACAATAAAAGAAAAGGAGATAGTACATATGGTATTAGTAAGCGAGAACCCGTTTAAGTCAGTAGAGGTAGAAACAAAAGAAGGAACACTAAGAATTGATGAAGGTATGAAAATTAAGTTTGCAGCTGAGACAGGAGAGAAAATTAGTGGCACATTGACAAAGATATCAGGTAGGGGAGAGAAGACAAAGTTGCAGATTATACCTTATGGAGCACAGAAAGAGGAAATTTGGGCTTTGGCCGTAATGATGGAATCATCCCTTGGAATAGATGATAGTGAGGATGAAGAGTAATGGCTAAATATAGAAAGAGGCCGGTAGTTGTTGAAGCGCATCAGCTTAATGTTGTTAACATGGAATATTTAGAAGAATGGTGTCATGGCTCTATTAAAGGAATATCGCTACCAAAAGCAGAAAGATGTATTGATATTCAAACACTTGAAGGAGAAATGAGAGCAGAAATTGATGACTATATTATCAAGGGTGTTAATGGTGAATTTTATCCTTGCAAGCCTGACATTTTTGAAAAGACATACGACTTTATAGAGTAAATAAAAGATGCTTTTTATCAAGATCAAGGAGGTGAAAATTTGGGATACAAGAGCGG